CACTGCTTACTTCTAGTTTCTAGCAAGTTCTCTTTGGGTTAAACCATCCTGTTCTCTGAGATATTTAATATTTTCTGCTAAAAACATTTTTCACTTCCTCTCTGCGGCACCGAGGATACTTGTCATAGCTCGGTGCATACATTCGCTTTTCGAATTACGAATTTCGAATACGAATTACGAATACGGTAACTTTTGCACTCACTTGAAAACATTTGATTGCATTTGAATACACTTGCTCGTAAATGTGTGTCACTCAAACTATTCAAACATACCGTCGAACTTCCCAGCTCACAGCTCCATTCAGCGATACATCCAAATCTTATGAGCGACCATTTGTTACAGGTTCTTCTTTATCCAAACTCTCAAGTTCTGTGTGATAGCCTCTAACTCTTCCAAATCCGCTAAAACCTTTTCCATTTCCGGCTTTTCCTTTTCGGATATGGTTCCGTCCTCGGTAATATCGAGAAGCATTTCTTTTGTTTTATCTAACCTCTTAAATGAGGAAAGAGCCTTTATAGTAATTCTGTCCAATTCGGATGTGCTCACTTCCGGAACATCCTCTCCCAATGGACAGCAGTTTTTGCAGAAATAATTTCTAAGCTCTGGAGCATTGTACAAATCAGCCATCAAGTGAATTTCCTCTGGATAAGGATTTGTCACTCCGCTTTCAATTCTGTACAGCCTGCCCCTGTCTATTGACATTATGTCAGCAGCCCCTTCGCGGCTACTCAACTGCTCATTGTGTGTTGAGGCCTTGCAACGTGCTTGGTAAAAAGCATTGGAGGTCGTCTTAGCTGTCACATTTGCCATTTTCTACATCACCTCCATGCGTTAAAATAACATCATCAGTTGAAGTTTCTTGAACTTCTGGTGCAAAAAAAATTTTATAAGCTACCTCCTTAGATAAACCAAGGTGGATTGCTATTTGGTTTGCTGTGTCAACGGAGACGGAAGTTTTTCCTTTTTCAATCAGGCAATAACTGCTTTTATCCTTAAATCCAAGGCTTTTTGCAAGTTTTTCCTGAGTGATTCCGCGTTTCATTCGCTCTGCTCTCAACAGTACTAAATCCATCGCTATACCTCTCTTTCTAAGTTTGTGTTTCTTCAACTTGCAAGTTCATATTACTTCAACTTTTGCCCATTGTCAAGAACTTTGTTGAAGTTTTTGCAACTTTGTTTTTGTTTCTTCAATTTTGAAAGGATGTGTTATATAATGGGTTTGAAATTATTAAACTTATACGGAGGCGGTTATTATGGCAAAGCTATCTGATAGAATCAAAAGTCTCCGCTTGTCAGCAGGAATGACGCAAGAGGAATTTGGGAAAAAATTTGGAATTGTAAAATCTACAGTTTCGTTATATGAAAGCGGAAAGAGTACTCCCAACGACGAAATCAAAAAGCAAATATGCGATTACTTTAACGTGTCTTTAGATTATTTGCATGGTGTTGACAAGCATAGCGGCTTGGATTATACAAAATTTCAGAGAGGCGAAACTGTGCAGCGATGCAACGACGAAAACGATTACTTCTTCTTCTTTTTCGATACCAGCCTTAGGGATGTTTTTAAATTACGATTTAAAAATTCACTCGAAGATAAAGGTATGAATGTTAGAGATTTCTCAGAAATGTCTGAAATCGATTTGAAGAAATGCGAAGACTACCTCGAAGGAGCAAGAGAGCCTTCTCTCGAAGATTTGATACAAATGTCACACGCTTTGGAAGTTTCAACAGATTACCTGCTTGGATTATCTCCAAAACTTTCATATTATGAAAACAAAGTATTAAGTCCTTTCGTGAAACTAAACCGCGATAACAAAGATATCGTGATTGGAAAAGCCAAGGATTTATTAAGAGAACAAGAATTTGGTGAGTCCGTTGCAGCGGAAGAACCTATGAGAAAAGCAGTTGGAAAATAATATCCTTCGAGTGGTACCGGAGGAATCATCAAGGCAAAAGAATACATCACTATTCAGAAGGCGAGGTGGGGAAAATTATTAAATTTCCATTCAAAAAGAAAATAGCACCAGCAGTACAGAGCCCTCCAAAAGCTGGGAACCCAAGTTTGGATGAACAGTTTCGTAAAATCAGTCAACGCTCTCACGCACATCTGCAAGAAGGTAATCTCGGCTTGTATGCTTGTGACTTATATAGTTTATCCGAAATAGACCGTAAGGAAAAAAGGTATGACAAACAATTGCATGCGTTAACCATATCTGCATACATTCATTTATCTGGCATCGGTACATTGGAAGATTATGCGTATTGGAAAAACGGAGATTTTTCAATTGCGGAACCAATGCCGATTTTACCTCCTGCTGTTATAAGGAGTCTGCGATTATGTATCAAAAGACTTAATATGTCTATCGAGCAGTATAGAGATTTTTATTTCGACAATATAGCACTAACTTTAACTCCTGCTCATGTATTCGGTCTCGAAAAAACAATAGACATTATCTGTACTTATTTAGAGAACAACGATGAAAAAGCTGAAAAGATGATTACAAATGGCACAAAAAAATTCATCAAAGAGCATTCATCAAAAAGGCGGTGATTTTATGCCAGCTTATAAGTACACACTAAAGGATGGAAAAACCGTCAAATGGTATGCGAACTTCTATTACATCGACTGGACCGGTGAGAAGAAACATATCTGCAAGCGAGGTTTTAAGACACAGAGAGAAGCAAAGGAATATGAGAGGTCATTTCTCGATCAGCAGAACAGCTCTAGCGATATTATGTTTTCAAGTTTGGTCGAAAACTACCTCGAAGACATGAGCCACCGACTGAAACCTACGACAATGGAAAATAAAAGAACCATTATCGAAGGCAAGCTGCTCCCCTACTTCTCCAGATTAAAGACTTGTGATATCGATACAATTAAAATACGAAAATGGCAAAACGAACTCATATCATTTCGAGATGAGGACGGAAAGCCATATTCACAGACATATCTCAAAACTGTAAACAATCAGATGTCTGCCATACTCAATTATGCAATGAAGCATGACTGTCTAGCATCTAACCCATGCAGATCCGCCGGCAGTATCGGACGGAGCAGAGCAGACGAAATGAACTTCTGGACAAGAGAACAGTATGAGATATTTTCAAGTAACATTCAGAAGTCCGCTGTAAAGCTGGCTTTTGATGTTCTGTTTTATACCGGTATTCGTTCCGGGGAGCTGCTGGCACTAACTCCTGCAGACATTCTTCCGGACAAGCGGCTATCTATCAACAAAAACTATGCCAAGGTAAAAGGTCAGGAACTGTTCCTGGAACCCAAGACACCAAAAAGCAAACGAAACATTGCTCTTCCGGATTTCCTCTATGATGATATCCAAGAGTATGTGTCAAAGCTCTATGGCGTGCAACAGAATGACCGTATATTCTATTTTACCAAGCACGCATTGGATAAGGAGATAAAGCGTATAGCAGAGAAAGCAGGGCTCCCTAAAATAAGAGTTCACGATTTAAGACATTCTCACGCAAGTATGCTGATAGATATGGGGTTTGATATTTTGGAGATTTCGGAGCGATTAGGACACGAATCAGTAAAGACAACACTTGATACATATTCGCATTTATATCCAGAGAAAGACACTAGGCTGGCCGGAGAGCTGAATAAACTAAGGCGGCCGGAGACTGGCAAAGGCTGATAGAGGATTTTCTGCTTGAACTTCCTCACAAACTGTGATATATTGTAACTAAAGAAAGCACCCACTCCAAAGGTGGATGCTCCTGGCAAGATGAATAATGTCTTTACAGACACCGCCTATCCTGTGGACCAGACAGGATAGGCATTTTTATTTTCGCTTGTTTCTCTTATCGAGAAAGGCAAGCAACGCAACAATCAAACTGCCGAAGGTAAATAACAAAGTTAAAATACCAAGGAAAATCGAAATGATTTCATAAGCTATCATGAGCGCCACCTCCCTTCCTATGTATTCCGGCGAACCGGTTTTCAAAGCCGGGAGGCTACCACCCTGTCATGGGTGCTTTCCGTAAAGCAATTCTAGCATAAACAT